GAGAAATACTACAGCATTCGATATGGTGAACTTATTCCTCTCTGTGTTCATATGATTCAGAAGTTATATAACCGAGTCAATGAACTAGAAAATGAATTAAAAAGGAGATAACAGATAATGAAAGATGAAATTCTTCAGAGGTTAGATATTACGCTGTCTGCTCTGAATACTGTGTCTGTAAACGGCAAGGCAAACCTTGCTAATTTAAGTGGCAGTATTGCCATGATTGAAGAGGTTTATACTCTTCTGAAAGATGCAGAAGTTAAGTCTCCAGAAAAGAAAGACGGATAATAAATTTTGAAAGGCGGTGAGCGTGTATGAGCTGTACATATAACCCATACACCTTGCCGACCATCGACTTTGTTGGCGGTGAAACACAAGACCTTGCTTTCAATGTTTATTTCTACAAGGATAAAAAGCCGTTTAGTTTGACCGGGTGTGAGTGTAATTTCTCCATTGTTAGTTTTACAAATAAAATGGGGACACCGATTTTAACAAAGCAGATGGAATCAATCTTCAACAATGAGGGGACTTATGACAACGTGCTTACCGTCACCTTATCCCCTATTGAGACGGTTGATTTATCCGGCAAGTATATCTATCAGATTATCATACGAGACATCGATGGGGATGTAGAGATTCCAAAGCAAGGTATCCTCTATATCACCAACAACATTAACAAAAATTTTATAAGGCAATAAGTCGCCGGTGAGAACACCGGCTTTTATTATGCCTATTTTACCTTGAAGGAGGATGGTCTCATGAATACCACTTATTTCTTAAACTGCGTTGCAGGGAACGTGTTTGGTACAAAGAGCGAACCTGCTATTCCTACAACCTATTATATTGGCCTTAGCACAACTGCACCCAATATCAATGGTACTGGCGTGGATGAACCTTCTACGGATGCTGGATATGCTCGTGTCCAGTTGACTAATATGAGCGAGCCGCTTGACGGTGTTGTTACAAACGAGCTGGCTATCAATTTTAATGAAAGCACTGCAAGCTGGGGGACAATTACGCATTTCGTAATTTATGATTCTCCTACTGTTGATTCTGGAAATCTTCTCATGTATGGAGAACTGTCAACTCCTCGTAGCGTTGAGACTGCAACTATTATGACGATTAAGGAAGGATACCTGAAACTGTCTGCTCAGAACCCCACCTAATCAGATAAGGAGTTGAGTCGCATATGGCAAAAGAATTTGATATCTATCTTAATAACCGATTGACCGAATGCGACATTATCGTTTACTCCATACCGTATCGTGATGGACTGACCGCAATCCATAAACTGATACTTGAGAGTTGTATCGAAAGTTACACACTGTATAAGTTTGTAGCGGCTCAAACAAACTCGGAGCTTGTCCAGCATATCGATGAAATGTTGAAGATATGTTATGAACGCCTTGATTATCAAACAAATTTTGGCGTATCTGCGGATTTCCAGACACACTATTCTCTGTATCCAGATATTGCTGGTATGCCAATTTCTGCTGAATGTGTCAATGTATTATCAAATATGTTTACGCAAGCAGAATCCACTATGCAATTGTCTGTTGAGCCTATTATGGCATATACCGGGAAGTCGGGCGGTCATGCCGAGTCATCAATGATTATCGATGTGGGTTTACAACATGAGATTAAGAACAGCTTGCTGACAATAGAACCGGGTATATCTTTACAGCATTCAATTCTGGGGACAGAGAAACAAAGCATTCTATCCGTTGAGGTAAATACCCCGATTGTGTCGGAACTGACAGACCTCTGTTATCGGTTCTATAATACAGGCCAAACGATGGTTCAGCTTGCCTCCGAAGTTCTTGCAACCGAATTACACTATTCACTTGGAGAGGGCTCGTCCCATATCAAAATTGATGCAACAGTTGGTCTCGGAGATAGCTCAACTAAGTATGAAGCTTTTGAGGATGCGGTGCTCATTCTTTCACAGGTGATAGAGTCTATCCAACAGTTTATGAACCCGGAGTATAACTCTATCTTATTTGGATTTGATTCTGAATGTATTTTGAAACGGCATCGGTTGTTGTACGAAATGGATGATGATGCTCTTTCTGCCTATGACGATATGACGCTTGAAGAAATCGATTATGTAATTATTTGACGATTAGGAGGTGAGGCCGGTGCTTTATATTAAACTTGATGATGATATGAATTTGGTCATTACGGTTAATGAACCAATTTATCGTGGAGATAATCTTAGCAGGAAGATTACATATTTGATTCCAACCATGGTTGGAGAGATTGATATGCTTACTGCAAGTGTTTTCTTAAATTACATCCGCGCTGATGGTGTTGCAGATGTGGTTGTTCTTGAGCGCTCTGATGAGCCTTACAATGATTCTTATCTCCAGTACACTTTCCCCGTAAATTGTAAGCTGACAAAATATCCGGGTGAAATCTGTACTTGGATGCAGATTTACACCGGGACGCCATCAAACCCTGTCATTGCAAAATCTGGGGAGTGTATGTTGCAAGTTCAGGAATCCAAAAATATGGATGACTATCTTTGTGACCACCAAATGACTGCACTTTATCAGTTGACACACACAATGAACACAGCCATTGAAGAGATGAATAATACTATCGAAACTGCAATTGAAAACAAGGCAGATAATATTATCTTTAACCCCGAAGATAGTACCATTCAGCTTTCTGCAAACGGAGTTCCTGTTGGGGATAAGATTGTTAATACGAATACTGGGGCCGTTGTCACCAATGCTGGTATATCTTCAGACAATGAGCTCATCTTGACATTTAGCGATGGAACAATTAAGAATCTCGGAAGTGTTATGGGTAAGGATGGCGCAGTATATGTTCCCCACATTTCTGCACAAAAGATTCTTACCTTTACCATCGAGGAAGAACCTGGGGAAATTCCAGAGCCTGTTGACCTCAATCCAAACGACGAATGGTCTGAAATTGAGGGAGATGGTGTTGTTACGGACTATATCTGGGAGCAGATGTAATCGGTATAAACTCTTAGAGAGTGTTTATATAAACTATCTTTTTGCAGAGGAGGGAAATAAAGTTGGCTAATGTTATCTTTAAGGTTGGCACCAAAGCTTTGTTCGATGCGCTTGAACAAAAAGACACCAACACTCTGTATTGGCTTGAAGATGTGCAGGAGCTTTATAAGGGCAACCTTCTTTTTGCCACTGGAAAGACTGCGTCTCAGACTGCTGCGGGGCTGATGTCTGCTGAAGACAAAGTCAAACTGGACAATTTGTCTGCCGGGACTGTTGCTGGACTTACTCCGGTCGATGCAACAATTGTGATTGCTGATGGCGAAGAAGGAAGTAAAACCATTGGAGTCCAGGTATCTAAGGTCGAAGGAAATATTATCGAAATTGAGGATGACGGTCTTTATGTCGCAAAGGACAGCACTGAATATTCCATCGAGAAATTAGATGATACCGCCGAAGGTTATTCCGCTACCTATCGTCTGAAGAAAACTGTTAATGGTTCCAGTTCTTATGTCGGTGCTGAAATCAACATTCCTAAAGACCTTGTTGTGCAAAGCGGAAGTGTTAAGACAGTCACTGAGGATGACCAGCCATATGCAGGTGCTAAGGTCGGTGATACCTACATTGAGCTGGTTCTGAATGATGCAGAAGCATCTCACATTTACATTCCGACCAGCGGCCTGATTGATACCAGTGATTTTGTTGTTCGGGAAATTGTAAATGATGATGGAGGTACGGCTCTCATTTTCAATGAGTCT